GCAACTAATCTGCGTTTAGCTAACGTGGATTTATGGCCGTATCGGGGGTTCCCCCTCAGTTACCGATGGATTGCGAGTTCGTGCCAGAGCCCTTAAATGGGCCCGCAGCTAACGATCGTGATCTATGCACCTAGTGAGGTGCCAGGGGTAATCTAGGAGGGGGGATCTTACCCCGATGTAGTGGCCTACCAGCTAACAAGCATACAGATGATGCTTACCATGAACCTACTATTATGAGAACGAGAACTCGCGACTCAGTCGCAGAACTTGCCAGCAATGGACATACTACCATCACGCGTTTGACGGCCGTTCCAGGTCGCTCTTTCGCGGGACAGTATTACATGACTGCTGGTGTTACTCAGTTATCAGAAGCTGCTGCACAATACATCATATCGACCTTCGACGGAGTTTCCGGCGTGGTCGAGACGATAGACGATATAGCAACTTCGCCGGGGACTTTCAATTATTGTTACCACACAAAGGTGCAGTATGATAGTCCCTTGCAGAACACTGAATTAGTGGGCGCCCTTCTCTATTATAATGACCCTAAACAGGTCAGAGAGGGTGAAGCCCGTTCGTCGTTCAATATTGGGGTTTCGAAATACCTGCTAGATCAACAGATGTTCTACGGCGTGCCATTCCTGGCAACCGACGAACAAATGCTGGCCGAAGCAGCATCTCGATGCAACCCCGCGGTTGTCAAACCGCACTTCGACTTGTCCCTACAGTTAGGCGAGATGATGGAAGGCTTTAGGTCCATTAAACACGGACTTGAAACTACCAGCAAGATTCGCCGGGATGTAGAGCGCTTGGATCGTTGGAACTCTCCAGCGGTTCGACGTCTGCTCGGTAAACGAACGTTTGCCGAACTGTCGATATCGGATTGGGCTTCGTTGGCAACGAATGCTCACCTAGGTTACACCTTGGCTGTTAAGCCGGTGGTGGCCGCGTGCAAGCAATTGCGCAAAGCTATGGCCGATTATGACTCAGTCATTAGTGGTTATATGTCCTCAGAGGACGTGTATCATGGTCAATCGAAGCGTGAATCGTCTTCCTACGTTACAGCTTCCCCAAGCGCCGAGTACACGTGTACCGGGCTCAAGGAGTTCACTAAGGAAGTTCACGCCACTGTCAGAGTTAGGTACGGTGCTAACAACTTCCTCCGCGCGAGTGGAGGAGAGCTAGTTTACCCGCGGAGCGGGCGCATCGCATTTGATTCAGCCTATTATGGGCTAACCCCGTCGAGTTCCACTGCTTGGGCACTGATGCCTTTTAGCTTCATATGGGACTGGTTTACGGGGTTCGGCAATGTCCTTGCACAGTGGACTGAGAAGTCCATTCCTGAGTTGGAATACGAGATTCTGGAAACAGGGTGGTCGGTTAAAACCACCGCCGCTGTCCAGTTGACGCTCCAACCGTGCACGGGTACGAACACAAGCATATACGGGTCGGTACAGGCGGCCAGTCCAGTGACTGGCAATAGTACTAGCGAAGTTTACAAGAGAGAGACCAAAAGTTTCGATCCCACACTCTTCACTCCCAGCCCGCCTCAATTCAAGCTGCCTAGCATGGAAAAGGCAGTCACGTTGCTGGAACTTCTGTTCCAGGCAACGAGGAGGGGTAAGGAATCCTTCCGGGTCGAACGACCCGGTTCCTAACTCCCCCGAACCGCCTCTTCGGAGGCCACGACAGAAAAACAAACAACAAATGACTGACACTAAAACGACGTTTACTAACCCGCTTATCACGCCGGCTAGCCCCACTGACTCAATCACTTTCGGTAACCCGAGAGTGGATAGCAATGGGGTGGTCACTTGGATCTCTCCAGGTGTCGCTGTGGATAACCTTGCGAGCCGCTTAATCCTCAAGAGGATGGCTCAAAAGACCAAAGCTGGTATCGTCGGACGAACGATTCATCTCACAATCCCGCGGCTTAACGCCACAACGGGAAAGTATGATAGTTCGATCCAGGCGCGTGTTACACTTAACGCGCCTGCTGCTGCAGAGTTCAGTGAGTGCTACGAAGCACTCTATTTTATGCTGAACTTGTGTTGCGAAGACACGCCCGAGACGGGCTTCTTCGCTGACTTCGTGGAGGCGAACGACCTGCCGGTATAACACCCGGTATGGCTCAGAACGCAGATCCACTCCCCCCCAACGAGGGGGCACCGCCGAGTGGCGGTGAGGGATACATCCGTATCCCGCCTGAGCAGTACTATAATCCGTTATCAGTGTCATCTATTCACCACTACATGGAGGAATCCCTCCTGGTGTTACTTGCCTGTTTGATTGGTTTGATGTTAAAGCTTCGGAAGCGCAATTGAGCGCACTTCGTTTGCAGTAGTAAGAGTTGTGTAGCCACCATGGCTGCGCAACACGGTATCGGGTCCCTCCGCGAATGGGACCAGCTAGTAATAAGTAGAGGTGTCGGTCGACCAATTAATGATCAATGCAAATATTAGAATCGCAAAGACTGAGCTCCCTTTGGAGCTTTTTGGCAAGAGACACACACCTGTCCTTATTCGTGACAGACGCTGATGAAGCGCTGTTTAAAACACGACTAGGGGCTGAAGGCCTAACGTTCCTGACCGTTTCGCTACCTGCCTTAGGGAAATCACTCGACCGATCCTTTCAAACCGGATTATTAGAGTTACCCGACGGGTGGGCTAGAGCGAAGAACGCGGCCTACCCTGCATTCCTCCATAAAGCGTGGGAACAGCTCTTCACTCTTGAAGGGCTACCTCGTTGGTTTGTTACCGACGAGGCGTCACTAGACATTCCATTGCTGGGGAAGGATGACCTACAGGGTTCTGCAGTGCTTTGTTTAAGGCAGCTAACAATGGCCTTTTACAAATATGAACAACCTTGGACCAAACAACAAGCAGATGACGTCTGTACCGCGTTTGTCAATGCGGAAGACGAGCTCTGGGCCGATACGTGCAAGATTATAAGCACGGGCACGGCCAATATGTTTGTTGATGGGACCTCCCTGAAGACGTACCTTGACAGAGCCGAGAGGCTCATAGGACGTCTCCTTGAGGGGCTAGATCCACATCAGATCGAACCAAAGTATGGCACTGGCGCCACAGCCGATAAAGCGACCCCATGGGGGCGCTGGCAGGAACCTCGCTTAATTGCGAAGCTCGATGCGGTATATCCGTATTATGAGTGGTTCTTTTCAGGCATTAATGGGGCGGATGCGCACATGCGTAACTCCGCCCTAGATTTGTTTGAGTGTGATGATCCGGGTGCTCGCGTTGTTCTAGTTCCCAAAGATTCTCGGGGCCCGCGCTTTATATCGGCGGAACCCAGGGAGTTTATGTACATCCAGCAGGGGGCAATGAAGTCCCTCGTGGGTGCAGTGGAACAATACGAGAATGTGAAGCGACAAGTCAGTATAACTGATCAGTCGCGAAACCAGTACTTGGCGTTGCTAGGCTCCCAAACCGGGAGCCACGCTAGTCTGGACCTAAAAGAGGCCTCTGATAGGGTATCTTGGTGGCTCGTCACTCGTCTATTCCCAGAAAACTGGGTTGAAACGTTTGACTGTTGCCGTTCTGAGTACACTGTCATGCCTGATGGGGTTGAAATACCTCTAACCAAGTTTGCACCGATGGGATCAGCTTGCTGTTTCCCAGTCGAGGCGTTGGTATTTTGGGCGTTGTCTAATGCTGCAAGAAGGGATTGGTCGGAACGGCGGTTTACCGCTCTTTTCGATCGATCTTACAGAACCAAATGTTTGCCTGAGGGGTTAGCATCCCTTGG